ACCGTAGATGTCAGCTAATTGAGATCCTTGTCCCAAGTAAGCGTTTAATCCTTGACCAGAAGCATCAAAGGCCATATTTCCCATTTGCTCTCCAGTTCTCATTAATGCGCTTTGAGCCTGAGTCCCGCCTGTTACTCCTAACTGACCTAATTGCTGACCAGCTTGAGTTAGTGTGCTTAGACCGCCCTGCCCAGCCATTGTATTAAGGTTTGCCAGTTGCTGTCCTCCGCTTAACCCAGAAGCAGCCATCTGGTTCCTTTGAGCAGCCATCTGAGCTGCCGCCTGGCGCTGAATATCAGCCTGTGCCTGGCCGCCTTGTGCCGCATATTGAGCCGCGCTGCCACTAGCCGACATTCCTTGCGAGCCTAGCTGTTGCAAGTTTGCTATCTGATTCTGCAAGTCTTGAGAAGCCAGGCCCGTATTGAACCTAGACAGTTCCTTCATTACGTTACCGCCGCCTACACCGCCTCTTGCAGCCGCTGTTCGTAAAGCTGCTCGCTCTCCCTGCTCTCTTAAAAATTGCTGTTGAGGACTATTTTGAAAGGCTTGGTTAAAAGCATCTTGTCCTAAAGCCCCAGATAATGCCGCCTGCTGCTGCAAAGCCTGAGAGCCTGCATCCCGGTAAGGCTGAAACATTTGCCCAGCATTATTAAACGCTTGATTAACTTGTCCTGAAGCAGTATCTCTAGCTTGCGTAATATCACCAAGACCAGATGTGTATTGAGCCTGAGCCGCTGTCTGGGCTGCCTGTAGGTCGTTTCTAGCACCTCCTATACCTTGGTATAAGGAAGATAGACCAGCCTGAGTCCCTCCTAGTATATCTTGCCTGGCAGCACCCAATCCTTGACCTAAAGCCTGGAGGCCTAAGTTTGTACCAGAAGCAAGATCGTTTCTACCTGCGGCAAGACCTGCTGCTAAAGTATTAATTCCGGTATTGGTTCCTGTATTGATTGCTTTAGAAGCATCTGTCGCTCCAGCAGATATATCTCCCCTGGCTAAATTCGTTCCCGCTATAGTGTTAGCGATAGCTCCGGTAGTAGCATTTGTTACGCCAGTAACAGCTCCTTGCAATCCAGCGCCTATCGCTCGCTCTGCACCCGCCAGGCCAGTATTAGTTCCTCCACCTGCGCGTCCAGCAGTTGCTGTAGTAGAGGCAACTGTAGGCGTTGTCGATGTAGGAGCCGCAGTAATAACCCCGCCAAGACCCGAATCAGTTCCTGTTGCTGTTCCTCCTGTTCCTGTTCCTGTTCCTGTTGCTGTTCCTGTTGCTGTTCCTCCTGTTGTTCCTCCGGCTGCTGCTGCTCCTGTTGTCGTTCCTGCTGCTGTGCCGCCAAGCCCCGTCTCTCCTTTAGCTTTTTGATAGGCTGCCTGTACTTCAGCTAATGGAATGCCTGTGGCTCTTGACATATCGTCAACACTTAGACCCAAATTGTCCATGTGACCAGCTATCTGTACAGCAGAGTCAGTAGTCTCCTCGGCATAACGCTTTAATAGGTTATCTGGAATACCGTTAGGAAAATCTTTTAAGGCTTTTTCAACACCGCCTTTCGCTATGTCTTCAATTTGAACCATTTCTTGAGCGCGAGTATACCTAACGGTAGCCTCATCTAATGGATAGTTTATAGCGGCAGCAGCTTCCTCAACACTTACATTCTGCTTAACCATTTCTCTGTAAACAGCCATGTCATCTTTAGCTGCTCCTGACTCAACAAAATCAAGAACATTCTGAAGACCGCTTTGTGCCGCCACTTCTGTTGCTGCAACTTCAGTGGCGGCTAATGCCGCAGCCTCGGCCTCTGCCGCCACTGTTGCTGCTGCCGCCTGAGCTGCTGCTGCTTGATCTGCCGCGATATCTGCCGCTGTAGGCCCGGAAATAGCTTGATTAAAAGCCGCCTGAGCATCTGCCGGGTTAACTCCAAGAGTTCCCGCTAAAGAATTAAGATCAGCCCCAGTCTGTTGTATTAAATTGGCTATATCAGGCAGCGCAGCATTAGGATTATTATTAATGTAGTCCAGGACTATTCTTTCTGCTGTTAGGCCTATACCGTCAAGACCGCCAAAACCTTCCATATAATCTTCTTCCATTACGGTCTCCTCCCATCCATCATCTCTGCCAGAACAAAATCATCTATATATGTACCTCCAAGACCTGCTGCCGAACCCCCCGCCGAACCTCCCGCTCCCATTTTCATAAAGTTTATTTGATCGTTTTGATACTCAGGACTAACGTATGCGTTTCTTGGATCAATAGTCTGTGCTTCAGCCAGGTAAGCCGGATTAGTCACCGCCGCTGGAAGAGACTGCTGCGTAAAGGACGGATCGTAAGTGCCTTCATACGGCTTCATGGCGCTGTAGTCTATACGACCGCCCCGAATAGCGTTTTCAAACATGGGCATTCCGGCCAGTATTGCTTGTTGAGCCGCCACGTTCCCGCCAAGAAAAGCATCAGCCTGCAAAGGCATTGTTTGGCCGTATATATCAAAAGCAGCCTCACCTCCTGCGTTCATGGCATTAAGCTGACTAGGAAGAGTCTTTCGGATATCCGCTCTTGCTAAGTCCTGGCTGCGAGCAAGGAAGTTTCTGAGCATCTCGTTACTGCCTTCCTGTGCTTCAATAGCTGTAGTGGATTCTCCACCAAATAATGCTTTAACTAGGCTGCCCATATTTATCCTTTAGCTCTTTTCTTGTGATACCAAGTATCCACTGGTCATGTATTTTGTCGTTTTTCTTAAACGATTGTCTAATTGTTCCTTCTGCCTTAAATCCAAGTTGCAAAGCAAACATCTTAACATTTGGGAAACAGGTTGCTATCTCTGCATTAACTTTCTCGTAATGAGTGTTTTTTGTAACCCAAGCAAAAAATTCTTTAGCGCCTTTATAGGCTATCTTCCCACGGAACCTCTTAGGAACCATTGGATGAACCTCTAGCGAGATCCCGTTTCTTAGCTCAACCATCCAGATTCCGCAAGTCTCCTTATCTTCCTTGTGCAAGAACCATCCGTTATTCATATCAGGATGATATTTTGAAGGCTTAAATCCATCTTCAGCAATCTCTTCAAAGATCTCAGAATTAATAATAAAACTCTTAATAAGCTCAGGATCTTCGCACCTTTCTATCACACTAAAACCCATCCTTTTTTTCTATCACCAGCTATGTCTGGAAGCATTTTTCTGTATTGAATTGATCCTGCCGATCCTGTCCTGTCCAGGTAAAGACTATACTGTACAGACTCAATTAATCCTTCTGGGCTTCCTACTCCTGTAACCGGAATGCTTAAAGAGGCCTCTTGTGTAAACTGCCGGAACGCCTGGCTCATCGTGCCATCGTTTTCAATAATCGGCTGTCCAGCGTTAAGTTTATAGCTCATCGACCAACTTCTATTTCTGCCGTTAGCTGAATTAACACGGGCTTAACAGGATCGCTCATTGTAAACCTAAACAGCTCAAAGCGTGACGCTCTTCCGTTTCTTCGCCAGATAGCTCTATGGTTGTATTGACCAATCGAGCCAATGCCTCTAAATCTAGTATCTTGCCAGGTCTTGCCGTCTTTACTCCTGGCCATCCCAATTTGAGGATTAACGCTTGCCGCATTACCTACGCCGCTTTCTAAAGTCATCTCAATCTCTGGAACAACAAACGATTCCATGTTGTCTTGAAACGGCTGGGTCACAATAGTTCTTAATATTTGACCAGAATACTCTGTGTAAACTTCTGGGTCTAAGAGTCCAATACGACCATCTACCGTATCGCCGGCCCATATCTGATTATAGGCTCTAATCATTGACGCAACTCTATAACTTCCAAGAGATCCTTCAATCAGAGACTTTCTCTCATGCCATCTCTTGCTAATATTATCATAGACAAACGTACCGCCAGGTAAGGCAAACCCAACAAAGTAAGCACCTTTCTGAGCATAGCTCCAAGAATATATGCTTTTTATCTGGTCTTCTGTAAGACGGTTTAGCTCATTATCGATAGCCGTTGTTGATATCTTCTGTACGTTATTTCCTGCAAGAGTCCAGATAGCTGCTGATTCATTCTGTCCAGATCCAATAAACGCAAACGTATCCTCAATCAACTGAATACTAAATGGACTGTTAATACCTTTTGGCAGGAA